CCGCGACCCCAGAAGCGGCTGGGTACGTTGTCCCACTGGAAGGATATGATAGGACGATCCTGAAGCATGTACGGGTTCTTGACGGCAGACAGTATATGCCCGTTGCCCATTACCACGATGGCTTCAACGAAGTAGCTGTCCTGCTGCTCCTCTTCTGGAGCTAGGCCCGCTATGTCCAACACTTCCATGTCTAGGTCATCGGTGAGTTCTTCTAGAAGGTGACGTGGTACCAGACCGAAATACTTAAGCCTACGGACGCGATCTGCACCGTATGTAACTGTTTCCTGATCCGGTGATAGGTCGTAGTCGTCTGCTGTTGTAGTGCCAACATCAACTGTGTCATCATAGATTCCTTCCTCTTGTGCTATGCGTATGCTCTCTGAGCCTACGAACTCGTCAATGAATATGCCTAAGCCGTTGTCTACGTTAGTGCTGTTAGGATCACAGAGTACATTCTGTGGTAGTAGTGGACGCAAGCGAACCTGTGGACGCTTCTGCATCTGTACGCCTACCTGCTGTACAGCCCCGTCCATTGCTGGCTTCACTGCAATCTTCTGCTCGATAACTTCTGTCAGCTCTACTTCAGCTACACCACTACCGTAGATGGCAGCAATGAGGATGGCTTCAGAGATGGCAGGTTGAATCTTGGCAGCGAGTAAGTCTTCGGTCAAACACTGACGCAGCTTCTGGATGTCTTGGCTCTCGTTGCTCATCTTGTCAGCGTAGTCGTCTTGGATGTCAAACAACACAGGAGTCATGGACATATCTAATTCAGCACAGCTCTCTTCTACTGCTTGGGCTGTGTTAGGGCTGATGAAGCGTGACCGCTCGCTCTTGCGTGTGCCGTCCTCCTCGCTCCAAACACCGCGCCACAGACGGTAGAATTCTCTATGGTCTTCTTGGTAGCGTGACTGGTAGTCGTCTCTCCAAGATTCAGACTTGTCTGTAAGCCATGACTCTAGTGTCTCTGACATTACGAAGCTGTCATCGGATAGTGGGGATAAGTCCATGAAGTCGCTCATTGTGTTTCCTCTAGTAGTGTGCGGCCCATGAGCCGTCATCAAAGTCTATATCGTCATCGCCGTAGCTGTGTATAGCAAGTTGCGCTATGTACGCCAATGCGTCTATTGTATCATCGTGCACCCGCTTGTCGGGGAAGTTTACTAATTGATCTATCACCTTGGGTATGTAGTCTCCTTTAATGAACACTATGTCGTTGTTCTCCAGTCGCCCCTGTAGCGCCCAAGTCACTCGATCAACCTTGTTAGCGTTGCCGTGGGTGAGTAGCTCGAAGTTGAGGTACTGTCCAGTGCGCCGCATTATGTCTTGTAGTGTAGGCAGGAGGGCTTGTTGTGCTATGCCTCTCTCTATCCCTACGCGCTGTGGGTTGTACTTGCGGCATGTATCGAATATATTGTCGGCTGTCTCTGAGAGAGTCCAACGTCCCGATATGATGTCACGCACGTACCACTTACCATCGCTTCCTACTTGGACAACACAGATAGCCGTGTCATCCAGCTTAGTATTCTTAGTTTGCTTCCCGCCTTCAGCTTTAAAGCCTGCGGGGTCAACTGAGATGTAGTACTCACCGCCCGTCTTCGGGCCTTCTTCTACTACCTCTATCCACTCAGCGTTGAATATGCGGCCACCTGTGCTTTCAAAGCTAGCCATATACTCCTGATGGAAGTTATGTGAGGACATGGACTTCTTGGCCCTGTCTATGTTGTCCCTACTTAGGAACGGGTTGTCGTATGACGTGTAATGGAAGGCTGAGAAGTCGTCATCGTAGCCCAGCTCCGCATCCTTGTACAATTCGTAGAAGTGATTGCGTCCCATTGGCGTACCAATGAACAATGCGTGTCCGTCATGGTCTGACAGGGCTGGCAGGAGGATAGTCTCCCACACATCTGGCTTAATGTCGGCGTATTCGTCCAACACTACGTACCAGAGACTGACACCACGCATAGTTTGTGGTCTATCAGCGCCCTTCAGAGCAATTGTCACGCCGTTCTTCAACGTAATCGTCACATCGTTCTTGTGGCAGGTTTCAACTAGGTTCCCTGCAATCTCTTGCAGCAAATCCCACATGATATCCTTAGCCTGACCCTGTGTAGGGGCCACGTAGAACACCTTAGCCGTCTTACTAGGGCAGGTTAGTGCCTTGTAGATCAAGATGTTGGCTGCGAGACGGCTCTTACCTGTACGTCTACCTGCTGCTACCACCTTGAAGCGGTGTTCATCGTCCCAAACCGTCTGCTGCCACGGTGTTAGGCTTATCTCAAAGTCCTGATTGCTCATGCTTCCCCTTTCTCAGTTCTATACAGACGTGTGTCTCTCGTTAGTTACTGTTGCCTGCCCTACTCCTTCTGGGAGTGTGCTTAACATCCCCTTCTGGCCTGTAGGACTCTGGTATTCCTTGCTCAACATGCCGCCTAAGTCTATATCGGGGGCTGGTGTGGCTACGAGAGGCGTGGCTGCTGGTGCTGCTGCGTCTCCTGCTGCATAGCCGGGAGCTACGTTGGGCGTAGCGGGTGTTGTTGCTGGGCCTTGTGCTACTTGTTCCCTGATGGCAGCGCCTTCTTTGCTGTCCACTACGCTCTCTGGGGATACTGGAGTATCTGATTGGGCGTTATATACTTGACGGCCCTGCTCGTATCGTCCCTTTCTGATGTTCTCGGCGGCTGCTCTTGCCTCTTTCTGACCAGACTCCTCTATGTAGTTTCCTCTAGCTGCTTCGGTTCCGAAGAACTGCGCCTCGGATGCATTGACGCGCTCTACGTCTATGTGCTTCTTGCCCTGCGGGTCTGTCTTGTACCGCGCATCCTTAGCCTCGTGAGCTGCCTCGAAGTCACCACGTACAATAGCCCTGACGTATGGTCCCAAGTCTTCGTCCTTGACTCCATCTGCCTGAGAGAACTGGACATCCAAGAGCATCTCACGTCTGCGGGCGTCCATCTTAACGATGTCAGCGCCGTATTCCTTCTTCATAACTTCTTTAATGATGTCCCAGCTCTTAGTCTGGTCGTTCTGGAACAGCTCTATAATGTTCTCTTTGGTAGCGTCTGCTATTCTCCAGTTGTCTATATAGCCGTTGGACTGCTCAGCACGTGTGAGCTTGTGTCCAAATCCCACCTTGTCTGTTCCGTTGCTGTCCTTATACCGGACATTAGCAAGCGGGATGCCCCTCTCCATTGCACTTGCTAGGGGAGGGTTCTCTTCGTTTATGAGGTACTTCTGGAACGAGGGGGTGAGGGGGTAGAGTGCTTTGTTCTTGTATAGGGGATCGTCTGACGCTGGGCCTGCTGTGTCTACTGTAACTGGGAGGGGGCGTGTGCGTGTAGTCCCTACCAGATCAGCTCCGTTGTCTGGCGATAGGGGCTTTATAGCATTGGCCATCAGGAGGGGGCTACCGTGTGCCTTGTTGGAGCCTACACCCTTGTGGTAGCTATCGCCTATCTTTAACTTAACGCCCTTACCGTTCACCATGTCTACAGGAACAGGCAGGGAAGCCCACTCCTTAGCTAGGTTTACAGCGAATGTGTTGTAGTCCATACTGCCTGACTCATACTTGGACAATCCGCGCCTCTCTAGGAGCCTCATGCCTGCCAAGTCCTGCACACGATCAGTGAACAGATCATCCCCTGATATATTCTTGCTGTTCTTAACGACCCAACCAAGCGTATCTGCTATGATCTGATACCTGCCAACCGCTGTGCTTTCGTGTCCACTCTTCTTCATGGTCTTCTGGAACGCCATAACTTCATTGATGGTCATGCCGCGTAAGTCTTTACGCTTCCCGCCAACCAGAACGTCATACACGCCGTTAGGCGATTCTAGGTTCCCGATGTAATTCAATAGCTTCTGGCTCATTCTACTTCCTCGTATTCTGCGTCAATGTCGTCTGATGGAGTAACTGGGGTGGCAGTAGATATCTGTACGTCTCCGGCAGCAACCATCTTGATTGTGATGCCTGACAAGCCTCCACCCTTCTCTTTCTCTAGGTGTGACAGTGGTACTATGCGGTCTATGACGAGCTTTATGCACACTGCTTGGTGCTTATGGTCGTCATCTAGGGCTATATCGAACAGCTTATCAAGCACTTTGCGGCTCTTAGGGCTGTTGAGCATACGCTCTTGATACTCTGCGAGGATGGCTGTGTTGCCTTTAGGCCTTCCAACCTTCTTCTTCGCTGGTGTAGGTGGACGACCAACCCTGTTAGGGCTAGCTTTGGCGAGGGGAGCGCCTCCGCTGGCGGTGGGAGTGGATTGGCCGTCCTGTTCTTTGCTATCTTGTGACATATACGTTACCGGATATTGGCTTCAGGACACATAGGGTACAGCCTCTGCTATAGCCTGCTGCTGTTACATGATATTCAGACAAAGGTTTGTCCTTCAAGCATATAGAGCAAGGCTTAGTGATGGATGTAGTAGTGGTGGTCATGGTGTATCCCCTGTAGAGTCTCTTTAGTATCTAACTGTAGCTTAGAGACAGCCGCTTCAAGTACAACCATTACAAGTAATCACTAGTAGTTGTTGTCTTTATGTCTTGCCTGTCTCTCTTAAGTTTCTAATTATAACACGTTTTGTCCCGAAAGTCAAGACATTTCGCTATCTAATTGTCATGCCTTGCTGTTAAAGGGGTGTGGAGTTAGTGGTCACTACGCTTTATGTCGCCATGCTTTTATGTTAGTGTTCACTACGCCTACAGAAAGGGTGTGCGATGGGCAGTTCTAGCTGTCGGCTACACAGTTCTAGCTGTCGGCTACCCCGTCCCTTTAGCGCCCTACTATAACTACAGGTTATGGCTATGTAACTCCTTGATAACTATAAGTTATAGTGGGTGTGGTGCCCTTGTGTAATATAGGGGTATTATTGGCCTCCAAATTGGCTCTCTCGTATACTTATGAGGCACCTTATGGAACTTCGCCGAACTCCTCCGACCCACCCCCCCATTGAGAATGCTTATCATTCGCATCTGAGCTGCGCAGTGGACAGACAGGCGGTGCTGTACGCTGGGGTGCGCGAATGATAGGCTTCGCCGATCTCATTAGCATTCGAGGTGGGAGGGAAAGGCGGGCAGGGTGCCTCCCGTGTCCCGACCAGATGCCCAACGCTACCGCCTGTGTCCCGATGTTATCGCGAATGATTCTCATTAGCATACACACTAGGCCTATGCAGACAGGTTGCATGGTGGGCCGTGTCTTCATGTCGGGGAGTCTCAATGCTGCACCATGTATTGTGGGGTGTGTTGCGGGGTGCTATGCCGCTGCTATTGGGGTGCTGAATGACAGCTAGATACCCGCGCGTGTCACGCTGCACCTAATTAATTTCACCCGTAACCTATTGATATCATTACAGTTTGCAAATTAGTTTCAATTAATTTCAATTAAGTGTTGACACCTCAGCATTCCGTGATAGGATAGCTCCAAGTCATCAGAAACCGGTTGACCCAAGCAACACAGTCTACCAAGGGGTAGCCACTAGCACCAGAGGGACAACCCGACAGTGCCAGCGAGTGGAAGTACCGCGAAGTGAACAGCGGGATATCAAGAAGTGTCACAGGTAGCGTCCTAAAGTATCCAGAGCGCTCGACCTTACTAGCTGCTAGTGTGTTGCTCACACGAACCAGTGAACAGGAAGAGACTGATACTATATGTTGGGACTGCGTTACCAGAACAAGTAGGAATTTCGATCATGCCCTTGCACATCACTAGGTGGAGCCACTAGCCCCTTACAGATACCGCGAGGTCATGCGTGAAGTACTACACAACTAAGGGGAACAACATGACAGTATCAATGGTAATCGTAATCGTGGGCGTCACCGCTCTGGTAGCAGTTGGCACCATCATGGCAATCATAGCAACTTGGGAGGGTTAGACATGAGAACAAAGAAATACAAGGCACTTGAGGCTATAGGCAAGAGCATGGGAGAGCATAATGACTGTACTGTAAAGGCTGTCGCCATGTACTGCAATGTGCGCTACATGGTGGCGCATAAAGCGCTAGCCAAGCTGGGCAGGGAGAAGGGGAAAGGCACTAACATGCTGTATGTTAAGACCGCCATCATGTCACTCAGTGGCAAGTATCCAGAGGATTCACGGGAGTATATCAAGGGGCACCGAACGCCTAACACGTACGCCAAGCTAACAAAGGGGAAGCGTGCATTAGTCGTGGTACGGGGTCACATCATCTACATACAGGACGGGGTGATACATGATCACGATGGTTGCAACGCTCGCAGAATAGAGGAAGTGTTAAGTTAGGGTAACAGTGTAGCGCATTAGGGATAGTGTGCTACCATGTGAATCCTCACAACGACAGGAGCAGGACATTATGAGCAGAATAGCACGTAGCATGAACAAGGTAGTGGATAGCATCGATGCACTGGACTATGACTGGCATTTAGACGCGGCAGACTTAATAGAGGAGTATACAAACCTAGAGGACGACAGCCCAGCGCAGGACGCGGCAATGTATATCACAGGCAGAGACGGTGTGTACTTATTCGATATACTATTCGCAACGTATATGTACTGCGTAGACTACCACGAGGGACAGGGCAGCGAGGAGTACGCGGTGCTTAGTCAATTGAAGGCCGCAGGGCTGAAGGTAGCGGGTAGCATTGAAGATCAGGACGAAAGCATACAACAATTATTCGAGAGAATGGTTGAAGTGCATCACGCATAGGCTAACAGGGTAGCGCACTGGTTAACGGTGTGCTACAATGTGAAACTTAAGCAACTACAGGAGCAAGACAATGAACGAATTACAGGCATGGCTCGTGGTTGGGCCAATTTTCGTATTAACTATGGGCTGGGTGGCCTCAATGATATTAGATGAACTAAAGGAGAAATACTGATGGATATTAATGACTTTGACTTTGAAGAGTATTGTGTTAAACTATCACCACCAATCGAGGGGCACTGGGCATGAAATTCACTAATGACGCACTAGCAGCATACAACAAAGGGGTAGCAGACGGGACAATAACCGATACTGTTGCAGAGATCATAGAGGTCATCATGGAGCAGGAGATTGTGAGCTATTGTTCGGAGAATGGTACTTATTCGTTTGACGGTGGCGACCTCATAACGGGAGAAGACATGAGAGATTTAACAGGATACACTGACGCAGAGCTGAGTATGCTTGTGTTTAACTCTGAGAAGTACTACACTTGCATGATAAACTTCGGTTTGTTGTCAGTTACAAACTTACTGCGCTACAACAGCATAGAGTACACAGTGGCGCAGTGGGACATGCTCTGCCGTGACTATCACGCAGACCTAGAAGAAAGAGAGGGCCTTATAGGGCCATATTCAGAAGAGGAGAACGCATGAAAGAGTACAATGTAGGCGTAGCTATACTGGAATGTTTCAACGTAACGGCAGAGAGCGAGGAGGAGGCTAAGGAGATGGTGCGCGCGATGGTTGAATCCGATCGGAGCGACTTCTATATTAACCACATTGATGAGGTAACAGCATGAACAACATTGAGCTATACTTGAAGGCACTCACACGCGTCTCAGACAGGCACTACAAGGCCGAGACGAGCCGCAAGCAGGATTGGCAGGAGCTAGGTAGGGTCTACACCGATTGGCTTGTGGGGGATTTGGGGGCGCATGAGGCGCGTGCTATATTAACTAACGCACAATAGGTTAACAGGGTAGCGCATTGGTTAACGATGTGCTACAATGTGAAACTTAACTTAACGAGGGAAGGACTATGAAGCATACAGATACAATACCGTTTGACTGGACTACTGGGCGCGACAAAGAGTATCTTGACGATCTAGTGAGAGACTTCTTATGCTCTAGGCTGGGCGTAGATGACGAGGATTTGCCGGAGAACTACGGATATACAATCACATTGAACTGGGAGGAAGCGTAATGAGACAGACAGAATTATTAAACATACAAGAAGCAATTAGCTTTGAGGGCTACGATCGTTGGGTTACAATGAACAGAGACGAAGATGACAGCCACCGCCCAGCGTACCGTTACATACGTGACATATGCGAGGAGAGCGGCTACGAGCCAACAGGAAGCGATATGAGCGAGCTAGAGGGTGAGTTGATGTTCTGCATCGAGCAGTACAGCACGTTGCTCTACACGTATTACACACACGCGGGCGTATCCACTATGGCAGAGGCTGACGCTGTTAGCATCATGGCAACCATGCATGAGGACATGAACAACGACCTGATTGAGTTCTAATCTTGGGAATAGTTGGCAAAGTGCTTGCTATTCCGACATTTCCATGTTACCCTAGAGTAAGAACTAAAGAGAAACGGACAAGCAAGACCAACAACAACCACTAACAACAGCACTAGCAGGAGCAGCATTATGTACATGCAGACAAACACTTTAGAGGACTTAGGGGAGTTCGAGCAGCAGGAGTACGAGCAGTGGCTTGATATGGTAGAGGCTCAGGGTGGTCATGCTGAACAGCAGGAGCCTATAGAAGAGGACGATTATGATGAGTGTCCTAATGATGAGGACTTAGAGGATTGCAGATGGGAATCTTAGAGGGTATACTAGCAGCGTATGTCATGGGGGTGTCAGCACTGGCGCTGTTCACACTGGCTTACATGATCTATAATCAGGGGGAGTGATGGCAGAATGGGTATACGGGCAGTTGAGTTGCGAGGACTGCGGCTCATCTGATGCACGAAGAGTTAACACGGACGACTGGAGTACATGCTTCAGTTGCAATACACGAAAGTTTGTAGGCGAAGGAGAGAGACGAGTGGAGACACAAGTAACAGACAGGGCAACATCTGAGGACAAGAGCATCAGTACACACACGCTGACGGCATTGGCTAAGGTTCCAGCATCACCGCAGGGCATACCATCACGAGGTATCACCCCGCTAACAGTTCAGAAGTTCGGAGTCGTAGTAGCAGGAGAGAGTCACATCTATCCATACTACAGTAAGGACGATCCCAACCAGCTGATCGCAGCAAAGAAGCGACTGCCTAACAAGGCATTCCCAAGTGAAGGCAAGATGAACGACACCGCTCTCTTCGGACAGCATGTCTTCCCTGCCAACTGCAATAGGAACATCGTCATCACCGAAGGAGAGTGTGACGCAATGGCGGTGTTCCAGTTACAAGGCAGTAAGTACCCAAGTGTGTCCGTGAGGAGCGCCACAAGCGCACTGAGCGACTGTAAGCGGAACTACCTGTACCTTGACTCCTTCGAGTCTATCATCGTGTACATGGACAATGACGCAGCAGGTAAGAAGGCATCACTTGAGATAGCCGACCTCTTTGCAGGTAAGAGTAAGGTTATCAACAGCCCAGCAGAGTACAAGGACGCATGTGACGTGCTATCCGCAGGAGCTAACGGCAGGGCAGCATGGAAGACGATGTTCTGGCAGGCTGAGACGTACACACCTGACGGCATCATTGCAGGTAGCAGCATGTGGGCAGAGGTAAGTAAGCCTATCGTTAAGAGCGAGGCGGAGTATCCGTGGGCTGGCTTGAACGCCCTCACCTATGGTATCCGCAAGCAGGAGCTGGTCACAGTAGCAGCAGGTAGTGGGCTAGGTAAGAGCCAGTTCATACGGGAGATTATCTCCGGTCTGTTAGACCAGACGAGCTGGAAGATGGGCTTGATGTTCTTAGAGGAGAGCAGCAGGGCGACAGGACGCAGCATCATGTCCTTAGCAGCTAACAAGCCCCTTCACCTGCCCACTACCGTAGCCACGGACGAGGAGATAAAGGAGGCATTCGATGCCACACTAGGACAGGACAGGATGTTCTTTCTAGATCACTTCGGCAGCACTAGCATCGAGAACATCGTTGCTCGCGCTCGCTACATGGTGAAGGCTCTGGACTGTGAGGTTATCTTCCTCGACCACATCTCAATCGTGGTGAGTAGCGGAGAGAACGGTGACGAACGCAAGGCTCTAGACGAGGCTATGACTAGGCTGCGTACACTAGCACAGGAGCTAGACGTTGCAATCTTTGTAGTCTCTCATCTCAAGCGGCCTGATGGTAAGGGACACGAGGACGGTGCAACCACCAGCCTATCGCAGCTACGAGGCAGCGCCAGTATCGCGCAGCTAAGTGACTTCGTTATAGGACTGGAGCGCAACGGACAGGCTGAAGACCCCATCGAGGCCAACACCACACGGATACGGGTGTTGAAGAACAGGTTCAGTGGTGAGACAGGACGGTGCGGAGCGCTGCTG